TTATAAGAATAGAGCTAATCAGTAATAAAAAAAATATATTTATAATATAATATGACATATAGTTATCCAGAAACTGGAAATACTAATTACCCTGATAATGCTAATTATTATTCAGACGAATTTGATAAATTAGAAAAAGAAAACAATAATCTAAAAAGGTCATCATATTATTATTTAGAATGGACAAAATTTCAACAAGATATTGCTTACATTTTAATGATAATGTATTATATTTTATGGGTTGTAGCAGTAATAATGTTAATTTATTACAAACAAACTTCTATATATAACTTTTTGATATTAATAATAATGTTATTATATCCATATTTAGTTTATCATTACTTGATGGATTATGTATTATATATAATAGATATATTATTGGACTACTTACCAGATGATAGTTTATTGTATAGTGATATTAATTAATTATTAAATTATTTTGTAATTGATTATAAAAATAATTTAAACACATTTTAAAAGATAATGTAAAGATGTGCGGAATTTTTGCATTATTAAATGTTTCAAATCGTAATATATTAAAAGAAGTTGTAGACTATTCATTTCAAAAATTAAAAAAAAGAGGTCCAGATTTTTCTAAGATTGATACTTATAGTCATCCGGCTTATTTTACATTAGGTTTTCATAGATTAATTATAAATGGTGTAAATAATTCAGCAAATCAACCTTTAAATAAAGATAATATATATTTAATATGCAATGGTGAAATTTTTAACTTTAAAGAATTAGAAAAATTAATAAATGTAGAATTAACAACAGGTTCTGATTGTGAAATAATAATAGATTTATATAAAAAATACGGAATAGAACATACTTTGCATCTTTTAGATGGTGAATTTGCTTTTGTTTTAGTAGATTTAAATAAAAACTTAGTATATTCTGCTAGAGACCCATATGGTGTTAGACCATTATTTATTTGGAAACATAGTAAATTACCATTATATGGTTTTGCAAGTGAAGCAAAAGGATTAAATTCTTTAGAAGATGGTAAAAATATAAATATTCAACATGTAATTCCAGGGTCTTTCATTGAATTTAATTTACAGTTTTTGAATAAAAATAAATATTGGCAATTGAACAAAGTAGATAAATACCATAGTCCATGTACTTCATGGAATAAAAATGTTTTATTAAATGATGCATTAGTAAAAATACGTGAAGGATTATGTAATGCAGTAATAAAAAGAATAGAGAATTCAGATAGACCAATAGCGTTTTTATTATCAGGAGGATTGGATAGTAGTTTAGTTGTAGCAATAGCAAATTACTATAAAAAAAGTGATAAAAGATTAAATACATATAGTATAGGTTTACCAAATTCAACAGATTTAAAATATGCAAAAATAGTAAGTGAATTTTGTAATACAAATCATGTGCATGTTGAGGTAAAAGAAGATGAGTTTTTAGATGCAATAGAAGAAGTAGTAGTAAATATAGAATCTTATGATACAACCACTGTAAGAGCAAGTGTTGGAAATTATTTAATAGCAAAATATATATCAAAAAATAGTGATGCAAAAGTAATACTAAATGGTGATGGTAGTGATGAATTATGTGGAGGTTATTTATATTTTAATGAATGTCCATCTTCAGTAGAGTTTGATTATGAATGTAGAAGATTATTAAGAGATATCCATATGTATGATGTATTAAGGTCGGATAGGTCAATTTCTTCAAATGGATTAGAAGCACGATGTCCGTTTTTAGATAAAGAATTTGTAGATAGTTATTTATCTTTAAGCCCAGAGTTAAGGAATCATAATAATCATAATAAGCCAGAAAAATATTTACTAAAAGAAGCATTCCGTGGTTGGTTACCGAATGAGGTATTAAATAGGAGAAAAGAGGCTTTTAGTGATGGTGTATCATCAATAGAACGTCCTTGGTATTCAATAATACAAGAAAGTAATTTACATAATGATACAAAAAAGAAATTAGCAAATTATAATGAACCAAAAACAAGTGAACAAAAATATTATAGGCATATTTATGATTTGAATTATCCAAACTTACATAAATTAATACCATATTTTTGGATGCCACGTTTTGTAGAAGCGGAAGATTGTAGTGCAAGAACATTAAATGTTTTTAAAAATCTTCATCAAACATAATTTTTTTATATTGTGAATTTCTGTAAAAAATAGTATTAAACAAGGGTAAGATTTTTATTTTTATGCATAGAAAGCTCATCTATGTATTTATCAATATCTGTATACATAGTATTTGATAAAGGATATTTACTTTTTATTTCATTATAATTATGTCTATTGGAAGAATCAAAAATAAGATTATCAAATACAGATTTATCACATTTCAAGAATGCTGCTAATTCATCTTTATTAATTTTATTTAAATTGAGAAAGTATATGCCATTTGAGAAATTATAATTATACCATCTGAGAAAATGTTCTTTAGCTCCAAAGTGATCATGAAGAGTTGATTCTGTCATTTTAAAAAACCCTTCTTTTTTTCCACTTGCTTCTTCGTAAGGAGTATTAACATTTATTTTAACCATTTGTGCATATCCCCATCCTCTTCTAAAATGACTACAAATTGCGTCAAACGTTTTATTATAAACATAAATAATTTTAGATTTTTTCTGATCTTCATTTAAATTAGTTGGACATGCGTTATGTTTTAATTTATCTGCATCATGTAAATGATTTAATCTAAATGATTTTTCACGTAAATATTGCATAAAATAAGTTTGTCCATTACCACCTATTCCTACAACTATTATATTCATGTATACTTTATACTATTATTTATTTTTCTATACTTAATTCTATTATTTATTTTTTAAAATATTAGGCTAGCTAAAAATCTTCATCAAACATAATTTTTTTATATTGTGAATTTCTGTAAAAAATAGTATTAAACAAGGGTAAGTTATATTTACTAGTATATTTATAATCAAAGCACCAATTACAACAATTATCATTTATATGAATAGCAAAACAATAACAATTTGGCATAATATAATTAAAATATACAAATTGATCATATATTTGTTGTTTGATATTAATTTTATGATACATATATTTTAATACTTTTATTGAAGAATCATTTACAATGAAGCTTTGAATAATATCAATAACTTCAATAGGTAATATATTATAAAATAATACCAATGGTGTATTCATTAATATTTATTAATAATAAATTATAATTTAAGTATTATTAATATAAATATATTTTAAAAATTTATTCTTGAGTTGTTTCTTCTAATACACAAGGGCATGTAAACCCATATATAGTATCATCCATTGACCAATGATTTGCTTCTAATAAATCAATATCTGCATAATCATCACTATCAGGTTCATAATATTCAGGGTCTTCATCATTAAAAAATAATAATTTGTGTATTTCTTTCAACTCTTCTTCAGTATATTTATCTTTATTTACTATTTCTTCGTAACGGTCGCAACTATCCCACATTTCATCACAACAAGCACCAGGAACATCATTTATAACAATATCATCTTTTTTCAATAGTTCTTCTTTCTCTTTTTCATTTAAATCTACAAAAAATGTTCCCCATCTAAAAAATGTGGTTATTTCATATCTTACATCCTTTCCATTTGATAACGAATTGTTCCATTGTTCACATTGATATGTAGCTTTCTTATATTCCGCCATAATTTTATATGTTTTTGATTCATCTTCTTTTGGTGATATTTTATCTTGTATTATTTTATCTTGTATTATTTTATCTTGTATTATTTTATCTTGTATAATTTCCATTATATTTATATATATTGATATGCTTTTAAATATAATATTGTTAAAGAATAAATTTAATATCATTTTCATAATATATTATCATATTATTAGTATAACATTGTTGAAGTAAGTTTTTATATATTTTACAAAGAGGTTCATTATGCGATTTACAAATTTTCTTTACACGTTTTTTATAAAAACTACAATCTAAAACTTTTTTATTGTTCATTAATATAAAAGAATATATTAATATTTATTTTCTAATTCATATAAGGTTGATTGTGATATTTGTCCAATAAAATTACCAAAAATTAAAATTATATTCATTAATATAACAATAAAAAAAGAGAAACAGAATGGTTTATCATTAGAAAAAACAGAGTAAACAGGGTCGCTAGTTAAAAATCTCCATGGAGTATATATAAAAATAAACCAAAAATAACACCATAGCAGTGAATAATATAAAGTATATGTATCAAAATAAGTAATGCTATTATCTAAATATAAATTTTTGTAAAATAAATAACATACAGGAATACTATGATTAAAATTAGATATAATCCTAGTTGTGAATTGATTTATTTGAATACTTTGTGAGTTATCAATATCTTTTAAATCAAATAAAAAATATGTAATCCAATAACCAAATGAAATAATAAAATGAACATTAAATGCAACGGGTAAAAAACGAGGATTATAATAATAAATTAAAGAAGCAATATGTCCAGTATCAGTTAATCGTACAAAAGATTTAAAATAAATATATTTGTTGTCATAGAATTTTGCAAAAGAAATATAATGATTAGTAATAAATAATTTACAAGTAGTAATATAAAATAAAACATATGAATGCCCAAAAAAATAATATGTAATTAAAGGAATATAAAATCCATTATTTATAATATATTTTAAATTCATCTATATTATAAATGTTTGAGTATTTTTAAATAATATTATTAATTAAGTTATGATTTCTTGACCATATATAGAGTCATCAAATAGAAGTCTGATATTGTACCAACCTTTATTATATTTACCATATAATTTTTCCATAGCAAGTGAAAGTTCTTTCATATTTTTATTATACTTGCAACCGTAATTTTCCTCATACCAACTTTTAAATTCTTCGTTAAGATCACGTTTTTGTATAACACCTCCTTCAAATTCTTCAATCTTTGCACCAATAAATTCTTTAATGAAATCTTGATCAAGTTTATATTCTTTACTCTTACTAATAACTTCTTCACAATCATCAACAACTCCTTCAGTTTCAAACGCTCTTTGAATAAGCATGGATAATAATGTTTCTTTCCACTGAGGATATTTTTTTTCAATATTTTTTGCACCAATAAATACATAAGGATTGCTATTATCTTTTTCAATTTTACTAGTGCTACTAACAAACTTAGAAACAAATTCAACAACCTTAATACGTCTCCATGTACCTTCGTCTTTTGCACCAATTTGGAATAAATCATTAGTACATGGGAACATTTTAAATTGAGGTTTAAATCTAAAATTACCTTTTTGATATAAATTTCTTGCTTGAAGTTCATCTCCACCAGTAATTGCTTTCATAATACCAACATTTAATGAATCACCCGGATTAGGTTCATCACATGTTACGAAACGAGTACCACGCAATTGTGCAATTTCCGGTAAGGCAACGCCAGTTCTGCTTCTTTTTTGTGTTAAGAATGAGGTAGGAATATTACCATAATATTCTCCTAAGCATATTTTCATTAAATTCATTAATGCAGATTTACCATTAGAACCAGTACCAACACAAATATTAAATGCAGCATTAAGATTAAGACCAATTAAAGAAGATGCTAATGAATCCCACATATATTTTCTAATATTAGATATAGGGAATAATTTATCAAAATATTCATTAATTTCTTCAACTATTTTTTTATTATAATCTTCAGGTTGAATATAAGCAATATTTGTAGTTTTGGTAATAAAATCATCAGGTGTTCCAATTCTAAATGTTTTTTCATCAAAATCAATAACACCATTAGTGAAACCAAGTAGGTAAGGGTTATCGTCAATCTTTTGATAAAATGAATTAGATTCTTTATGAAATAAATGCTTTGCTTCATTCATAATATTAGATTTTTTTTTAGAATCTTTTAATTTACCTAATATATCTAATATGGAAATAGTTTTTTTTTGTAATTCAGTCCATTGAGGTGCATCATTATCATATTTTGCCATATCAGAAGTAGTTTCAAAACTTTTCTTTTGATATATTTGATACATTTCTTGTGATAATTGCAAATGTAATGAACTAGCGCAATCAATAGGTACCCACCTATGTTTATCAAATTCATACCATTCATTAGATTTAATATTAGTACAAATATAACGGTCTTTATATAACTGATGAACTACTTTTGCAATATCATAATCATAACGTGTATTAATAGACTCTTCTACATAATATTGTAAAGTATTTTTCTTAATAGTTTCATAGAGATTTTCAACATTGTTTTCTTTGCTATATTTACTCCAATAGCTTCTAGCCCAAAATGCAATACTTCTATTAGAAAGATTATTTTCTCCAATATGAAATTTATTACACCATTGATTGAAATACTCGGGGATATCATTAATATTAAATTTGGATGATTGAGAACTGAATTTCATCCATGAAATGAATAATTTTTCATCAGTATTTCTTAGTGCCCAACCGACACGAATCCATTTTTCATAGTCTTCATAATATTCAGATGGTAATATCATTGTATATTCATGTGTAGCTTTCATTTTATCATAATCAGCACAACTTAAATTTTCTTCACAGAATTGTTTTTTTATAATATTATCAACTTGTTCAATACTAGTAATATCTTGAAGTTTTATGTTTTCAGTGGTGACTATATTGATTTTATGTCTAACTTGTCTCATAATATTTTTATCTTTTTCTTTGCACTGTTCTAATACATTTTCTTTTATTTTAAAAAATGTATTTTCACTATATCTTCCACATATTTTTTTGAATAATTCTAAATTCATGCGAATTTCATTTTTTTCTTTAGATTCTTCTAATAAAAATTCGTCGTTTTTATGTTTGAAAATAAAATGCTTATCTAAATAATAAGGTTCATGAGCAGGTTTTCTAGAACCATATAATTGCCATGGTGAAGAACCACTTGAAATGGAATTATCAATGATATTTTCCCATTTATTAGAAAATGGTAGTGATATTTTATTTGGTATTTGGTTCAAAATTTTATCTCTAAGTATATTTTGAATATTATGTTCCATTTGTATACCAATTATTATATGAATACCGTCTTTTGTCCATTCCATAGATTCTCTATTTACATTTTCTTTATGAAAAACATAAACTGGAAATAATTGTTCATCTAATTCAACCATTTCTTTAATATTTTCAAGATATGTTTCAATTATAGTCATAATATCATCATCATTGTGCATTCTTGATTCTATTTCAGGACTATATTTAAAATCTAAATCAATTAAAATAGGACTCTTACCGTTATTTAATTGACGTTCTGTTAGATATTCTTTATTTCCATTAACAATAATATGTTCATAGTAAATCTTGTAAAAATCATTTAATTTTTCCTCAGGTATATAATATGAACCTCCATATATACCATGTTCTTTATTACCAATTCTTTGATGAGTAGGAGTTTTATCACTTCTTTCCGATTCTTTAATCTTATATTGTCTTAAAAATTCATCCAATAATTTACTTTTTTTCCCCATTTTAGAAGGAGGCATATTTATAATATATATATAATTTATTTTTATAAATCAATTTTATAATTTTATTAATAATAATTTTAAATTATAAAAGAATATTCTTATTTTTAAATTTAAAAAAATAACTTTAATTTAACATATGGAATTTATAAATAAAGAGAGCATTCAACGATTAGCAAAAGATGTTAAAGATATTATCAAAAATCCATTAGACGAGAATAATATATTTTATAAACACGATGATGAAAATATTTTAAAAGGTTATGCTTTGATAATTGGTCTTGAAAATACACCTTATTATGGAGGATATTATTTTTTTAATTTTGATTTTCCAAATGATTATCCATATACACCACCTAAATTAACATTTTTATCAAATAATGATAATATTAGATATAATCCTAATTTATATAGAACTGGAAAAGTATGTTTATCTATTTTGAATACATGGAAAGGTGAATCATGGACTTCTTGTCAAACTATAAGAACTATTTTACTTACATTGTGCACTATACTAAATGATAGACCTTTATTAAATGAACCTGGTATAAATGAAAAAAACAAAGATTGTTCGGTGTATAATGAAATTATATTTTATAAAAACATTGAAAATAATATTTTAGGAATTATGCAAAAAAAATTTACTCACATTAATAATCATTATAGCTTATTTGAAAGTTATATTTTAAAAAAATTCAAAGATAATTTTGAAAAGCTTAAAAATATTATCAAAGAAAAAAAACACGAAAAAAGTAAATTATTGAGAACCGATATGTATAATATGGCTGTTAATATTAATTATAATAATTTATACAAAAAATTTATAAAAAATAAAATTGAAAAATAATATAAAATATACCTGAACTATATATATTATGGAATTTTGTAAACAATGCAAAAATATGTATTACATTAAATTAAAAAGTGAAGAAGATAATAATAAGTTAACCTACTATTGCAGAAATTGTGGTTTTGAAGATGATAATATTCAACAATCAAATATTTGTGTATCTAAAACAAAATTCAAAAAAAAAACTCAATCATTTAATCATATTATTAATGAATATACAAAATTAGATCCTACAATTCCACGAGTTTATAATATGGAATGCCCTAATGCTGACTGTAAAACAAATAAAGAGAATACTAGTAAAGAAGTGCTTTATATTAGATATGATGATGAAAATATGAAATATGTTTATATGTGTTGTATTTGTGATTTTATATGGAAAAATGAAGAAAGATAAATTTATTTGATTTTATAAAATATTTTTTTATCGTATATTTTATATATATATATGAATTTAATAACAGCTATTATTGCTTTAATAAAATATGCATTAGGTAATATTAATATAGTGAATAATATCTATAGTGATGTACAACAAGTAGCAAATGATTCTTATTATGAATTTGAAATTAAAAATGGACAAATACATGGAATGGTATTAGTTTTGAAAGGTAATGTTTCAGTTGCACCTAAAGTTCAAAATGGAGGTATGCTTGGTATGAAGACTTCAAAAAAATATTATTTAAAAAATACAACTGAAGCATCTATATTATATGATATTGTTTCTGAAAAAGGACATCTTGGTATGTTAATAAAAATACGTGATTATTTTAAAAAAAATGTAGAAGATGGTAAAGGGATTGATGATTTGCATTTTTCAAGTTTTGCAATTATTAAATCTTGTGAGACATATTCTTTAATGTATCCAAAATATAAGAAATATTGTCAATTCTTAAAATCTTTTTTTAAAAAATATATTGATGATTTAGATAATAAAACATTAGCTTATATGGCAGATGTGGTAGATAAATGTATAATATTATTACAACAAAGTAAAATTACTATAGATAATCCTACATCACCAACAACAGTTAAATTAGAAATTAGTAAGAGTGAAGCTTTTAAACCACTTTATGAGGCAATCATTCAAAATACTGAATTTACAAAATTAGATGGTGGTAAAACAAATATTAATTTTATAGGATATATTATTCATAAAGATTCTAAACTTAATGCAGAATCATCTAAATTGAAAGAAGATTTTAGATTATATGATACATTTATGTTTAACACAGCAATAAATAGTTTTAACACTAGTATTGCAAAATTTGGTTTTTCAAATGTAATTGGAGATATAAAACATACATTTAATGAACTAGACTATTATGATAAACATCAACAACAAACTCAACCACAATCACATGGTGGTAAAAGAAGAACTCGTAAAAATATAAAATATTTAAAGAAAAGAACTTTAAAAAAATTAAAAACAAAAAAACCAAAAAAAATAATATCAAGAAGAGTAAGAAAAGTAAAAAACTTAAAAAGGAATGTAAAAAAAATGAAAAAAAATAAAACAAAGAAAAATAAAAACTGATAAATATAATTAATTGTAAAATTGAAATATAAAAATATGATTTATATAATATATAACTATGAGTGATTCAGAATATAGTGATAATGAGATTTTAAATGAAAATGAAGAAGAAGATGAAATATCTTTAGATGATGATAGTGTAAGTGATGATGAATCAATTGATAATTTTGAAGAAGATAATGAAGAAGAAAATAATATTGATAATGAAAATGATGAGGACAGTTTAAAAAATGAGTTAATAAATATTAATGATGATGAAGATGATGATGAAGATGATGATGAAGATGATGATGACGAAAATGAAGAAAAGAATCAAAAATTTGATGAAGAACAAAAAAAGAAAATTATTGATGAATATTACAGTGATTATTATACACATAATTATGATGAAGTAGTTGCAATGTCAAAAGTAATTAGGGATGAAAATAATAATATAATAGACCCATTCCATAGAACTGTTCCAATAATGACAAAATATGAAATAGCAAGAATTTTAGGTGTTAGAACAAAACAAATTAATTCTGGTGCAAATATATTTGTAAAAACAAGTGAAAATATAATAGATGGATACTATATTGCTTTACAAGAGTTAAAAGAAAAGAAGATTCCTTTTATAATAAGGAGACCAATACCTGGTGGTAAAAGTGAATATTGGAATATATCAGATTTAGAATTATTAGAATCTTTTTAAAATAATAAAAAATTGAATATATAATTATTTTTTAATTTTTTATAAAAATGATACAATTATTATTAATATTATGTTGGTTATTATTAAATTACGTAATAAGTTTTAAATTTAAATATAGTTATTTTGGACATTTACGAAAATTAAATATTAATTATAAAAAAGAAAAATACAAAAAAATGAATGAATTAATTTATCATAAACTAGATGAAGAAAAATTACCAGATTATTATATTCCAGAATGGGTATATAAAAATGTCTTTTCAGAAAATAAAAAAAAATCTTACGATTTAAAATAATTTGAATAAAAATAATATAATTATTTTCTATTTTTTTTTAGCATTTCCATCTATTGCCACAATTAATACATGATACAAATGTTGTCATAGGTTCATCAGCAGAACGTGTTTGCATTTGGTAATATGTGCATTCATTTGATTTGCATTTTCTGCACTTAAATATATCAGTAGCAGCTTGTATTTTAGTTTCATATTTAGCTTTATCTCTTTTAATCTTTTGTTCTATTAAAGCTTCCCATTTTTTTGGATTAAGTTCTTGATGTGTCATAAATGCAATTTTATGAGGTTGTAATTCATATTCTTCAATTTGTTTTTTAATATTATTTTTTACATCATCATTTTTTAAATTAATCCATATTGAGCGAAATTTATCAATATAAATTTGAACAAAGTAAGGATTTGACCATTTTTTTAAAACTTTTTTAATATCAGCTTCTTTAATAGAATAATTATATATACCCTTTTCTAAATTTAAAGCATATTTTTCATTTTCAAATATTAATTTATATAATTCATTTTTAACATTTTCTCTGAAAGCTGCAGGTTCACTAATTTTTTTCATTTTAAATATATATTCTAGAAATAGATATTTAAATCAATTTTAATTAATAATAAAATATTATAGCAAAATACTAATCTTCGTCACTATATAAATATGCTTCTTCACTAAGTTCTGAACCGATTTCATTAAAAATTTCTTCATTATCATCATCGTCATTTAATTCATCTATTAATTCATCATCCTCTAATGAATCTTCGTTGTCATCATTAAATTCTTCTTCTTCTTCATCATCATCTTCATCATTATCATTTTCAACTTCTTCATTCTCATCAATAACAAAATTATCTTTCAAATAACCATCTTTTGTTTTCATACTAGATGGTATATTGTCTAATTCATCTTCTTCATCATCATCTTCGTCAATTGTATTTTCTAAATTTTCAAATCCTCCAAATAATTTTTCATATATTTTATGCCATGTTTCAATATTTAAATCACACATATTATCATTAGAGTCTAATCTTACTAATGCACATTTGCCAAAAAATAGGTCATTATCTAAAGGTGGGGGTAGGTCATACTTATTTTCACTATTAGCTCTACCTTCATTTTTTCCAAAGAATGATATTTTATATAAAATACTACCTAATTTAACTTCCCATGTATGATGAATAATAAAATTAGTTTCTTTTGTATAACCGCATTTTTTATAAATATTATCTTCTGTGCTTTCAGTTTCTTTTAAATTTGAATTTTTTTCAATAATAATAATTTTTACCATAAATATAAATAGATAATGGGTTTAAATAGTTTCAAATATATTAAATTATGAGAATATATTTAGAACATTTTAATTATCAAAATATTAATTTTAATAATTTAAATAAATGCAATAAAGAAGAAAGAAATCAAATAGAAATATATAGCGACGAGGGGATATATTTAATTGAAAATAATAGACTATATAAATTAAAACTGATGGATGGAAATATTGAGAGAAGTGAGAATTATATTAATAATATAAATTTATTGATAGATAAAACAATTATAAAAAAACAGCAAAATATAGTTTCGCATGTATCAATAAATAATATAAAACGTGAATTAAAATTGTATTATTATAAATTACGAGAAAAAAGTCCATTAAGATTAGTTTTAACTTATGAAAATGGATTATTAGTAGATATGTATTTTATGCTATTTGAAACATATGCAGCTTATAGTGCTGCAGATATGGATAATTTTTCAATAAAAGAGGATATGAGTAGCTTTTTAGATTTATTGTAATTTATTATAATTTAGATTATTATAATGGTAAATAATTTTTAATTATAATGCGTATATGAAATATTTTTTTTATTATAAAATATTATAATGACAAAATTATATGAAATTATACAAATTATAGTATTATCTGTTTTAATAATTGTTTTAATGCATTATTTTTTCGTATTTTTAAAATCAAATTTAACATTGCCAAAATTAAAAGATTTATTAGATAATCCACGTGAAAGATATGAGAATATGTATAAAATAATAAATCACGAGAAAGATATTGGAATAGGTAAAATATTAGAAGAAAACAACAATAATGATACTACTTCTATTAATGATTTACCAGAGCAAAATATGAAAGACGAGCTAAAGAATTTTTTAAATGAGATGAATAAGTGATTATAATAAAAACATATAAAGATATAATTTTATTAAAATTAATGGATGAAATCAAATTAGATGAAATAATAAATCGTTTTCCAAATGTAGAACATTCATATATGAATATATCAGATATGAAGGTTAATAGTTATGATTATATAATGGCAATACCTCAAGGAATAAAATGTTATTTATGGTTTACATATTATAATGAAGAATATGTTGCATTATGTTGTTATTTAGCAAAAGGTAAAATATATAAAATCTGTAAAATATTAAGTATTTTTGATTCCTCTTTGTGTAGTGGAACAGTATTGTATGGGACTTTATTTCATTATAGAAATAATCCAATTATATATGTAGAAAATATATGTTATTACAAGGGTAAAGATTTTGTGAATGAACACTTTTCAAAAAAGATGGTTTTATTTGACTATATATTTGAAAATGAAATTCAAATAAATCCATTAACGAATAAACAGCCAATAATTGGGTTGGGATTATTTTTCAAAAATAAAAACGATTTGTTTCAAAATATAGAACTATATCCATGTAAAATAAAATATATACAATACATTACAAAAAATACATATGAAAATTATCCGTATACTCCTGGGAATTATGATATTTATAGCAATTCTGTAAAAGCAATATTTAAAGTTAAAGCTGATGTGCAAAATGATATATATCATTTATATTGTTTCCATAATGGTTCATTTAATTATTTTGTAGATATTGCATGTATACCTGATTATAAAACAAGTATTTATATGAATACATTATTTAGATATATAAAAGAAAATGAAAATTTAGATAAACTAGAGGAAAGTGATAGTGAAAATGAATTTGAAAATATAGATGAAGACCGTTTTGTTAATTTAGATAAATCTTTAAATATAGAATGTGTGTATAATCATCGGTTTAAAAAATGGGTTCCTATTAAAATTTCAAGAAAAGGAACTAAAATAGTGAATATTAAAGAATTAAATTTTATGAAACAAAAAAATTTTCAAATAATTGAAAAATGTAAAGAAAGGACGAAATAATATTAATAAATATATATAAATGCCAAAATTTATTAATAATACTGCTTCAACATTTTCTGGTAATTTTACTTCAAATGAAATACCAAAGTCAAATACTAATGAAAGAGGAAGAATTCAAAATACTATCCAACCAAGTAATAGTATAATTAAATGTAAAAAAAAATAAATATTTAATTTATGAAATGTGTATTTTACTCAACATATGGATATAATACTTCTATAAGAGATGGTAAAATATATGATTTTAATAAAAATACGATTAAATATTTATTAGAAGTTAATAAAGATTTAATTCTTCTCTCAAATATTTTTAAAAAGTTCTTTTTAAGAATAATTAATAATAGAAGGTTAATTAAGTATATATGTAAAAATTATAAAAATTTTATAAATTTTTTATTTTTGAGAGAAATTGGAAAAACAAATATTACAATAGAAAAAAATAAATTATTTAATTAAATATATATGAGCGACAATGAGAAGTTTTTAATGCTATATCATACATCATTAAGAAATGTTGGTTTATTTTTAACGATTGCATTGGGTTTACAAGGTTATTCTCTAAGAGTACATACTCCTCTTAAAAAAATTGTAGTTTATGCATGTCATTTATTATTTTTAGGAATTTCAATTTACATTAATTATTTATTAATTGATTTAACAACAAAAGAAAAGAAAAAAAACAATCTAGATACAAGATGGTTATATATTTCTTATGCAACTATATCATTTTTATCAATATTAATGATATTTAATTTATATTCTTTTAAAAATAAAATCGTCAATTATTTCAATTAATTTATTTCATTTTTTTCTAAAATCCATAAAAATTCTTTGATTTCTTTTTTTTCGCTTGTTCTTTTGTAATCGCTTATACCTTTTAAACGATTATAAACATTATGATTAATAGGTATTTTATCTACTTTACCAAACGAATTAAGTATATTATCAATAGTACTTATAGGTATTATTCCTCCGTTATTGTACGACAAAATTATATAAGTAGATTTTGTATTTTCCAATAAATTTATTAAACCATCTTTTGCTTTATTTCTACTATTATAATCTGATTTAAACCAATCTTTTGGTTGACCTCTATAAGTATTTGGAATTTCAATACTCTTATCCCAATTATTTATTATGTCTAATAAAAAGTAGTAAATACTGTATGGATGTTTATTATATGGTGGGTCATAATATACAATATCCAGTTTTGGAATATTTTTTATCCAATCATTTGTATTTTCTTTTGATATAAATACATTGCATTTATTGTCATCTAATATTGGCATTTCTAGTTCTATTTTTTTTGTTATTCGTTTGATATCTACATTATTTTTACCTCCATAATCATCTTTATAATATGCAGAAAATTGTCCATTTGTATTATTATGAATAGAGCACTTAACTAATAATTGTGCTAATAAAAAATGTTTATATTTTTCATCCATATTTTCAATATAATTCCTATATTTATCTATTCTTATTCCATTTTCTTTAGTAAAATACATTCTATTATTATTATTATTAATACACCAATGTTTAGATATCCATGGTTCATACTTGTAATTATTATCATCTGCACAAATATTTGCATTTTCTACATGTTTTTTTAAAATATTTTTTTCTCTATTTGTTAATGTTGTTAAATAACATTTATTTAAAGTATTACTATAACCTGCAATATCGTTTACATATAAATTTTTAGCACGTTTTTTAAATAATCTAGATAATACCCCTGAACCAGAAAACCCCTCACCTATATTTAATTTTTTTTTCGTCTTTTTTTCAATATTACTTAAAATTTCATCTAATATATTTATAAATTTTCTTTTATTTCCCATGTATGTTATTATTTGTTTTGTTAAGTAATCATCAACCATGTTATTTATTAAGAATAAAAATAACAAAATTTAATTTATAAAATGTATTAAAAAAATATAATTATATATATTATAATGCAAATATTCGTAAAGACTTTAACTGGAAAAACTATTACATTAGATGTAGAATCATCTGATACAATTGATAATATTAAAAATAAAATCCAAGAAAAAGAAGGAATTCCACCAGACCAACAAAGATTAATTTTTGCTGGTAAGCAATTAGAAGATGGTCGTACATTATCTGATTATAATATACAAAAAGAGTCAACACTTCATTTAGTACTTCGTTTAAGAGGTGGTGTATTCTAATTTATAATCATTATGAAAATAAATAATATTTAATATATATATAGCATATGTTAGTTTCGTATGATTTATATAATTTACTTAAGGTTTTAAATGGAGCAACAGGAGGTTTTTTTTTAGATAATGCAGATAAACATAAAGAAGTAAATAAAAGATCCCTTCCAAAACCTAATTTTAAAGATTCATGGTGGAGACAAAATGGAGGTATTAGAAAAAAATATACAAAAAAACATAAAAAGAATGTAAAAGTTGTAAAAAAAACATATAGACATAGTAAAAAACATAATAAAAATAAAAGATTTCAGAATAAACAGAAACAAACTATAAAATTGAAATAATATTTATTTAAATAATTAATTAAATATTAATATAAGATGTTTGAAGGGAGTTTATTAAGTCATAAACAGATGTGGAGAAAATGTTCTTTGAATAACAATAAACTTAATTTAATAAAAGATGAGAATATTCCATATAAAAATAAGTCAAATACTCATGAAAGTAATTTAAAAAACGAGATTGTTATAAAAATAGAAGGAACTATAATTCATAAAAAAGTTTCTTTCTATAATAACGTTAATGTATTTTTAATACCTACAAAAGAAGAATATAATTGGATGTCTTTATAAATTAAAAATCATCATTTAAATCAAATACATTATCATCTTTTGTTTTTGTTGCTAATGCATATTCAGAAACACGTTTTTCAAAAAAGTTGGTTTTTGATTCAACAGATATTAATTCCATAAATTCGAATGGATTTGCTGTATTATATATTTTATCATATCCTAATTGTACACTTAAACGGTCGGCAACGAATTCTATATATTGACTCATAAGGTTTGAGTTCATACCTATTAATCTGCAAGGTAATGCTTCACAAATAAATTCTTTTTCTATTTCTACTGCTTCTTTTATAATTTCATAAATTCTATTTTTATTTATTTGTTTTTGAAGTTTGCTATAAAGTAAAATTGCAAATTCAGTATGTAATGCTTCATCTCTTGAAATTAATTCATTTGAAAATGTTAATCCTGGCATTAAACCTCTTTTTTTAAGCCAAAAAATACTGCAAAATGCACCTGAAAAGAATATACCTTCTACGCATGCAAATGCTACTAATCTTGTTGCAAAACTACTTCTATTGTCGCTTATCCATTTTTTTGCCCAATCACCTTTTTTTTTAATACAATCAAATTTTTCTAATGCATTAAACAAATTATGCTTTTCTTCTCTATCTTTAATATAAGTTTCAATTAATTGACTATACATTTGACTATGTATATTTTCCATAGCAATTTGAAAACCATAAAATGCTCTTGCTTCTGATAATTGTACTTCACTCATAAAACGAATACCTAGATTTTCTAAAACAATTCCATCACTTGCGGCAAAAAAAGCTAATATCATAGATATAAAATGTTTTTCATCTTTATTTAGACCATTCCAATGTGTTAAATCTTTTGATAAATCTACTTCCTCTGCACGCCAAAAACAATCTACTTGTTTTTTATACATATTCCATATATCTTGCTCTTGTATTGGAAACATAACAAAGCGTTTATCGTCTTCTACTAATAGTGGTTCAGTTACTGTTTTTGACATCCCTAAAATATATATTATTTAGATTTTATATTCTTTAATAAATTATTATAATCCAATATTTAAGGATTATGTTTATTAATGTAAATTTTTATATAATTATATATATAATGACATTGGTATATAGAGTAAAAGATAGTAATAGTATTGAAAATAATATTGATAATAAATTACAAAACAGAAATGTATTTTATAATCCAAATTCCATAGTTTTTGATGATACTGACAGTGATGATGATTTATTGCATTTTAAAGATGATATTGATGAAGATGAAGAAAATTATGAACACGAAGAAAATCATGAAGATGAAGAAAATCATGAAGATGAAGAAAATTACTATCAAGATGATTATCTACATGATAATGATAATAATTTAGATTTTAATAATGAATCAAAAGAATCTAATTACATTACAATTAATGATGTTGCAAATAGAGACAAAAAAATTTTTGATTTGAACTCATTATTAGAAGAAAGTAAATTATCCATTTTGAACAATTTTAGTAATTTACAAAAATACAAAGAATATCAATATAAAAGTATTCTACAAAAATATCAAAACTTTTATGATTCTGTTATAAAGCAGAAAATCAAAGAAAAGGAATCTTATTTAAAATTATATTATTACTTAGGAGATTTGATTGAAGAAACTGACCCTTTATCTCCAAAATTTAGAAAAATTAAAAATGATTATGATGAAATTTCTAATAAAATTAAATCTATTGAAGAAAAAATTAATTTTTTCATAAATGAAAAAGAATAATATTTAAATAATATATATATGTCAAAAATAACGCAAAAAAATAAAAAAGGAGGTTATAATATTGAAAAATATATTGGAAAAAAAACACGTAGAAAAATTAAAAGAAGAATGCAAACAAAAAGAAGAACTCCTAGAAGTGAACATTACAGAAAAGTCAAATATTATAAATTAAAAAAAGAAATGGAAAAACTTAAAAAAGAAGCTAAGGAAAAAAGAAGACAAAGAAAGAAAGATAAATATAAATATGATACATCTAGTTTAAAAATTTTTTAAATTATTTTTATAGATAAGTAAAATATATTCTTACTTATGTATATAATGAAAATTGAAAAGATTTTACAAAATAAATATTTGCTTTATGTTTTAGTATTTTTAGCAACTACTCAAGTTATTGGTCATTTAATGGTTAAAGATGACCGTTCTGTTGCATTATTTTTAGTTTTTTCTTTATTTGCTAGTTTATTTACTAAAAATATGATAGTTGTTCTTGGTTCTGGTATTTTAGGCACAAATTTATACAATGTTATTATGGCTAGTCGTCGTTCACAAGAATCCATGGCTGGAAGAAGAAGTGTTGAAGGGATAACAGTTTCAATTGATGATGATGGTGAAGGTGGAGAAATATCACTTGAAATTCCACCAACAGAAGAAACAACAGCAACAACAGAAGAAACAACAGCAACATCAGAAGATATTGTAGATGATGATGCTGATGACTTTGAAGAAGATTTGGATATGGTTGAATTAGAAGAAGGATTTGAAGAATTAGAATTAGAAA